TAGCTGGGCCTTTGTCTGTGGGTCTGTCACATATTTGATAACCGGTTGCGGCGTGATCAGTACGGGCGCTTGCGGTAGTGGTTTACCTGCGACCGCAGCTGCTGCAGAGTCTGCTTTGTACTTCGCAATTATCTTTGCGTTGGTCAATGAATCCTCGCGGTACTGATCCCTGGCAATTAAGGACGCTTTTACCAGGCTATCGATATTCAACCCGGCGTTTACCTTTGCACCTTTGTATTGGTAATCAACCGGCTTATAAGTGGTGGTAGTCGTGTCTGTCACACTATGCTCCACCACCGGGCGCTGAGACCAGCACCCGGTTAAAGCGGAACCAACAGCAAACAAAAGCGCAATCAACAAAAGTGCCTTAGCGCCGGGCTTAACCTCTGCATTGGCGTCAGCCGGCAATAACTGTAATAAGCCGTCGAGGGCAGCGCCACCGATCAGCACATAAAAACATATCTTCGGTTCGCCCTGGATGAACGCGCATCCTGAAGCGAGCGCTATAACTCCCTTTAGCCATAAAAGGAGCTTTTTAACGGAGGTGGACGTTTCCGTCCAATAATTTTCTAATTTGATCATTGTATCGTGATAAAAATTGGTTCGTTGTTTTTAAATGCCGCCTGAAGCTTCGGAAAGAATACCTCGAAAGCCTTTACTGAGCTTAACACACTTGTCCTGGTTCGCATTTGCCCCAAAAGAATACAGCCCAGGGTATCTACCGCTGTATTCCCGCAATGTATCTCGACGCCGCCATAGTCAGGCACATTTCGCAGTGTGGGTAAATCCTTGCCATGCGCTTCGCTATACTGGATCACGACAGGATACCGGCCTTTAGGGATCGCCGTTTTTCCATACTGCTTCAGCTTTTGAATTTCGGCCAGCGGCATAGACTGCGTTAACCCCCGATCCTTATCCTCGAGCGTAAAACATTCAAATACATTGTTGATATAAAGCTCACCAACTGAACACTCGTCACTAAGCCACTCGCGTTTTACTAAGATTTGCATAGATCGTATTGCTTTAAATTAAACTGCATGATCAGTTGCGACAACTTCACCGCATACTCCGGATCAGTCGCATATCCGGCACGTACCAGGGCTTTAGCCTGGTCTTCGGGCGTGGCCGCTGTAAACACACCAGCTTCCCTGTATTCGTGATTCACCTGGAGGAAATGGTTGCGGTCGGCAAAGCCGTCCTCCAGTGTAGCATAAGACCTGAAGACGGCGGTTGTGGCAATAGTCTTTCCCTTGACATCTTCAGTTGTAGGCAAAGAAACCGTCGCGCCTTTCCAGGCCGGATTGCTCTTTATCCCAAAATGATTATTATGAACCCTGGCAAGGAAAGACACGCCGTTAGCACTCTCCAGGCAAGCCTGTGCGATCATCAACGATGCAAACAAACCCGTCCCTGCTGTACCTTTGATAGCGACGTCCTTAACTCTTTCAATATATGCTTCGCGTACCGGGTCCATTTTTTACAGTATGTGATTCCACCAATAAGTTTTTGCCTTTTCTGCGTCCTGCTCTTCCAGGGCATGCAGCTCGGCGGCTTTCGTCCGGGCCGCCTCGTTGACCGCAGCCCTGGTATCCTCATTCGGCAACAGGGCATGCAGCTCGGCGATGGTCTTAGCGCCTTCGATCTTGCCGATCAGGATTTCCGGATCTTCCGGTGTTTCCAGGTTGTTAGCCTGATCGCGTGTAAATGGCGTTACTGTTTTATCCTCGAGCTTTAACTCTTTGGCGTGAAGCCTGGCATCGGTCTCCTGGATAAAGGCAACCCCGTTCGAGGTTACATATACCTGCTTAAGGTTTGGGCTGTGATCAAATGCGGCCTTTGCCGCAGCTTTTAAATCTGTCATTGCTGTTGTTTTAAGGTTAGCGAATAGCGGGTTTTAACCGCCACATAATGGGGGTTTGCACCTTGACTGCAAGGGTTCCTGACGGCGTTATAACCAACTTATAGTACCTAAATAGTGACGGCGTTATATACCAGGTATGCGTCTTAACCGCGACATTGGTTAGATTGCGGACGCTGTCGATCTGGGAAAAGCCAAAATTGTCAGTACTGCCATAAAGCCCAACCGTGCCGGTAATGGTGCCGGATATCTTCGTAAAGGTTGACTGAACGACAACCTGATCCCAATAGCCGGGCAGTGTATAAATTTGAATGAGCGGCGTTGAATTTGCGGCCGTATCCGGCACTACATGCGTGATAGAAGACTTCAGGTAACCCTGGCCGCCTTGCTGGCTGTAAGCGAATGAGCAAACGGCCACCAGGGCGCATGCAAATAAAAGTGAGAACAGTTTTTTCATCGTTTAATTAATTAGGTTATATAATAGCCCCGCTCTGCGCGGGGCATGTAATCATTAAGCTACTGCGCTGTCGTAAATGGCAGCGAAATACTTACCACGGATAGGCATTGCCAGGAACCTCTTTTGGAAACCGACAACATCACCACGCTGATAAGGGTCTTTTAAGAACTGGAACATATCCAGCGTGCCGTCTGCCCGCATTACTTCCGACTCCAGATAAGCAATTGAACTGATGGCGTCCGTACCGGCAGCGGCCGCGCCGAAGGCATTTTTAACGCCGGTAGTGTTATTATAGGTCGGTGTAAGCTGAGACCAGTACACGTCGAAACCGAATAACGGCAGTACCTGACCGGCCTTCAGGTCGGCAAACATCTTGAATAACACCTTATCCTCATTCAGCAAGTCCTGGCGATGTTTCGGGGTCAGCACAAGGATACGGCCTGTGTCGGGCGCATTGATATTATCAAAGTCTGTCTGTAACTGCGAAACATCCTGGAGGGTAAGCTTCTTATTACCGTCGCCGCGATCAGCGCCGCTGGTTGACAATACCGGTGTAAATTGAGAATCGGAAACAGGCCCGAATGAATAACTTGCTTTCTTAGCGCACTTCAGCTGGATCGCGTTCCTGTGCTGCTTAACTACCGACTCAAGTTTAGGATAAGCTAACTGAACCGCCTCGGCATTCCTGACAACCGTATTTTCGCTATCGAAATAATCCAGGGGCAATTCAAGCGGACTATCTGCCCTTTCCGACACCGGAACCGGGTAAACCGTATTATTAACCAACACGTTCGGATCAACACCGCAGTCGGCCAGGTTGATCGTATTGTTCTCGACGAACATCGACATATCCTGACTCCTGGTAAGGAAAGTATAATTCGCATAATACACTTCCATCAGGGCGCTGATCCATATTTCCTTCAGCAACCCGGCAAAGGCTATATTGCCTGGTAAAAAGCTTTTGCCCTTGGCCGCGAAACGATACTGACATTCGCCTAACGCGATACCAGCAACTATAAATGCTATCCCTGAGCTAACCGGGTTGAAACCGAGCACAAGCCCGGCTACGCCGCCAACCAAAAAGTTAAAGGCCATGGCGAGAAGTACGCCGACCAGGGTGATCTTATTTAAACTCTTTTTCATTTTTTTTGTATAAATCGTTTAGTTTTTACTTAGTTAATTACAACCAACCCTTTGCCTGGGCGTCGGCCCTAACGGCGGCTACCAGTTTGTTAAACTTTTCCGGCTCATCGGTTTCCATCTTCCCCAGGGCGGTCGCGTCCTTTTTGGCATAGTCCATATAAGTCCACTTCGAGCGATCATCGCCTTCAGCAGCCTGGTCGCCACCTTGTTTTAAATTCGGGTTAATATTCACGATGGTAGTTGCCGGTGCCGCAGGTGTTGCGGGTTGAGCTGCCGGTGCGCCCATTTTTGATAACATGGTTATCAGTGTGGCCGGGCTGGTGGTACCCAGGTTCTCAAACATCTCCTCTTCGCCTTCCTTGATCTTGCCGTCAAGCTTCGCCTGGGCAACTATCGCCTTAGCGTTCGCCTTTGCGATATTTGTTATCGAATCATCCTTTGCTTTGAGGAGTTTTTCCACCTCGTCATAAAACTTGTCATCACTGTCTTCTGCCGACAGCTTCACGCCGTTCATAGCTAATAGCACGACCAGGCTGGCTTTTAATTTATTCATTTCGTTATTTTGGGTTAACTGATTATAAAAAAGGTTATAAATCTCTTCGGGCTTCTTGCCCGCCAGGTTTTGCGGTGTGACATTGATAGTTTTGGTCGCCGGTATTATGCGGTCGGCCAGGTGATATTTGTTTACCGCGTCTTCGGCAGTGATCCAGTTGTCGACATTGGTTTGCATCAGGGCCTCGACCTTATCGTCGCTTAAGCCGGTGCGCTCCTTCAGAATGGCCTTTATGCTGTCCTCGCAGCTTTGCACCTGGTCGGCATACGCCCGGATGCTATCGGCATCGCCGCATATAGCGCCCTGGGCACGGTGCGTCATCAGCCTCGAGTTCGGATACATATCCCTTTCGTCACCGGCTTCAAACAGGATCGCGCCCATGCTGGCCGCAACCCCTTCGCAGATGGTAGTGACCTTCATGGCCGAGGCCCGGATCATGTCATATATAGCCAGGCCCTCCAGTATCGATCCGCCGATACAATTTATCCGAATGTTACAGGCCGAATTGTAGGGCTCCAGCTGACGAAACGCAGCCTGGAAGTCGGCATAGCTAACCGTGTCATCGTCGGGATAAGGGCTTAATATTCCATAGACATATATCTCCGGAATACCGGCCTGATTAACAATTCTGTACCATTCTTTTTTCATTAAATACCTAAGCGGATTAATTCCTTAAAGGCCCAAATATGAAGCGGTTTTTTACCTAATCAAAATGGCTTTTCTCACTATGGTACAGATAGTTACCATTATAGAACCTATTGCCGTATTTAAGAAAAATACATTATAAAAACTTGCTTCACGGTAGCACCTTTGGTGCAAATCAACCGATGAATGGGAAAGGATAAACTGTCAAACGAGGATAAAAAGTCGCTGGCCTACGACCTCTATATGAACACCGACAAATCTCAAAACGAGATCTGCGATATCATTGGGGTTGCCCCTAAAACTTTAACCAAATGGAAGCAGGACGGCTTGTGGGAAGAGCTGAAGGGCGCTACTACAATTACTGCGAATAACATTATAACCAACGTGTACAAGAAGATGCATGAGATGACTTTGGTTGAGGGCAAGCTTAATGCCGACGCCCTTGCAAAGCTGGCGAGAGTGATAGAAGTTATTTCCGATAAAAAGTACACCATAAGCCAGGTGATGAATGTGTTCAGGGAATTCACCAACTGGCTGTTCACGCGTGATGCGGAATTGGCGAAATCGCTTAACAAACACATGAAGGTTTGGGTAGATGAACTGATCAATGGCAGGTAAAGCGATATCAAAAGAAGATTACAGGAACTGGCAGCTATGGTGTGATACTGTCCAGCGAAGCACTACGGTAAAGGTATCGGAGACGAAAGACGAACAGGATAAGCGCAAGAAAAAGTCGCTTTCCGATTATAACTTCTTTACCAAAACCTACTTCAAGGTTTACGCCGATTCAGATTGCGGGTATTTCCAAATCGAGTTTGCTGAGGCGGTACTTGCTGATCCAAACATATTCGCGGCCGCAGAATGGCCCAGGGAACACGCGAAGACGGTTCATATCTGTCTGATCATTCCCATGTGGTTAAAAATTCACGGTCAGCTTGACGGCATGATCCTGATGAGCAGGACGTGGGATATGGCCGCCAATGCGCTCGGAGATATACAGGCCCATTTGCAATATAACGAATTGTTCATACATGATTGGGGGGAGCAGTTCAACCTGGGCGATTGGACGGACGGAGATTTTACCGACCGCGCTGGTATCCGTTACCTGGCTTTAGGCCGGGGCCAGGCTCCCCAGGGAGCGCGTAAGGGTGAGAAGCGGCCCAATTATGGAGTATGTTCAGATCTTGACGACTACGAGATCGTCAATAATGAAAAGCGGGTCGACCAGGTGGTTAACGTTATCCTGGGCGCTTTATTGAATGCCCTGGCCATTAAGGCCAGCAGGCTGATCGTGGAAAACAACCGGATACACCCGCGAGGAATATTGGCCAAGATCGTGGGCGATATCACGCCCCAAACGCCAAAGCGCGAGGGTTTATATCACAGCAAGGTGTTCGCCACCGAAAGCCGGAAGCATAAAAAAGCTTATATCAGCGAAGGCGGTACACCCGCCTGGAAGGAGCGCTATACGATTGAGCAGCTGGAGCGCCGGTTTAAAAAACTGGGGCCGACGATTACAGCGGCAGAGTTTTACCATGAGCATAATATCCAGGGTAAAATATTTAAGAACGAGCTGATCCGGTTCAGGAAGATCCCGCCGCTTAAAAAGTACGTCGTGATCATCGGGTATTTCGATCCAAGCTTTGAGAACAAGCCAACGTCGGACTTTAAAGCGTGGCGTGTTTGGGGTGGCTATATCACACCGAACGGAACTTGGGAAAGGCATTGTTTAAAGTCGTTTGTGCGCCGCACGGAGCTACTGGCGGCGTTCCAGGGCATGAGCGCATTTGAGGACACGCTACCGGCAGGTGTTGCCGTGATATGGTATGTAGAGCGGCAATTCTTTAACCGGCCGATACAGGACGCGGTGTTCCTGCACAATCAAAACCGGATCAGGCATGGGCGACGGCAGCTGGTGATCACCGTGGACGACAGGACGAAGGAAAATAAATACACACGTATCGTTAGAATGGAGCCAGCTTATACGAATAACGAGGTGATATATAGCATAGACGAATATAACGACGCTGACATGATCGAGGGGAACAACCAGCTGAAAGGGATCGAGCCTGGCTACAATGGCCCGGACGACAGCCCGGATGCGGACGAAGGGGCCTGGTATTATCTCGATCAGCATATACCCGGACGTGATTTTGAACCTGTAATAGGAAAATTTATAAATAATAAAGGATGGTAGTATGACATTATTCGGATTAGGGGCCAGCGCCGTAGGAGCGGTAGTCTCAGGAGGGCTTTTAAAGGTTTTCATCGACCGCTTCAGTATGACAAAAAATGAACAGTACACCGCATTGATCATGCTCGTTCAGCAGCTGCAAAAGAATGTTAACGAGAACAATGACGAGATCGCGGAACTAAAGCGCGATGTGCGCGAGTGGCGGGATAAATACTACAAGGAGCTTGACGAAAAGAATAAGCTTTCCCTGGAAGTGAATAAGCTGCGACTGGAGTTACAAAAATTCAATTTCAACCAACATTCAATTAAGTAAGATGCCGTTTTTAACAGATGATGATTACGATGTGCAGTCCAGGCAGGAGTTGCTTGCAGTAATTGCTACCAGTACCGTCAGCCGGGAAAAGGCAGAGCTAATGGCCCAGGCCATGATCACGGAAGCGATCAATAAGCGCTTCGATACGGCGGCTATATTCAGCGCAACCGGTGACGACCGGTCAATCATAGTGATCATGTACATGATCGACCTTACGCTGTATATCCTGCATTCAAAAACAGCTACCAGGGCAATGCCCAAGGTCAGGGAAGATCGCTTCACCGCCGCTAAGGAATGGCTGAAGCTGGTAAATGGTGGAAAGCTCAACCCTGATCTGCCCGAAACAGCCGATGCTGATGAGAACGAAAACTACCTGGGAAGCGCCGGATCGAATACGCAGCGATTCAAAGAGTGGTAATACCCGCTTAGAAACCGCTTAAAATACGCTATAACTAAAATATCTAACACACATGATAAAAGACTTCGGCCATTTCCTGAACCCGTTTAAAAGGACTGAAACAGCGGCACAGCCAATCGACAATGCTTTATACCGTGAGCTCAAGAAAGATCCGGCCGGTTTTATGGTGTCTATCATTAAGCAGCAATATTCGTTATATAAAAAAGATATAGGCGATTACCTGGTTGCCAGGCAAACCGCCATCAGCGTGATACGCCCTCGCCGGTACCTGCTGTACTTGCTGTACCAGGACGTGATGACCGACCCTGTTATAGCCGGGCATATCCAAAACAGGTTTAACCGGATTTGCAATAAGCCCTTTAAAGTTGTCAATATAAATAGCCGCAAGGAAGACCCTGTTAAAACAGCCTTGTTCAAACGGGCCTGGTTCTTCGATTTCGTTCGGTATGCGATGGAGAGTAAGACTTACGGGCACTCCCTCATCTATACAAGCCAGCTGCTCGGTAACGAGATCAAGCAGGTTGAAGTTGTGCTGCGCGATCATGTGGTACCGGAGTTTAACCAGGTTCTTTATGAGCTATCCGACCAGAGCGGGCCGAGCTACCTGGAAGATCCATTAAACAAATGGTGTATTCCTGTCGGCAAGCCTTTCGACCTGGGTATCCTGGAAAAGATCGCGCCGCTGTATATCCTTAAGAAACACAGCTGGCAGTCGTGGGATCAGTTTGAGGAGATGTTCGGCGTTCCGATCCGCTGGGCCAAGACGGCCAGTACCGACAAAAAGGTGCAGGCCCAAATAACCAAGTGGCTGCAAGATATGGGGCAGGCCAGTTACGCGCTGTTCCCTGAAGGGACGACCTTCGACATCAAGGAAAGCCTCCGTAGCGACGCCTTCCAGGTGTTCGAGCAAAAGCGGCTCGCCTGTAACCAGGAGATCGCTATGATCATTAACGGCCAATTTGAAACAGCCAGCGCATCCGGAAGCCGCGCAAAAGCGCAAACGGTTGTGGAAAGCACCCAGGACGAGCTGACGCAGGATGATCTCCGGTTCCTATATTACCTGGTGAACGATGAGCTGATGCCATTGATGCAGTCGCTCGGTGCAAATATTAACCCGTTAACAGATGACTTTGAATGGGATTTAAGCGTCGAGTTAAAACCGCTCGAAAAAATACAGTTGTACACGGCCGTTAACAACATGGGTTTTGAGCTCGATCAGGAGGATATCACGAACACGTTTGGCGTGAAGATCACCGGCAAGAAAGCGCCGGTATCACCAGCGCCCGTTAACCAGGAGACCTCCGATAAGAAAGACCCTGGTGTGAGCGTGGAAGATGTGCAGGATAAAACGCCGACCAACCAAATATCGAAGATCATTGACATGCATACAGAGATAGCAAAGATTTACAGCAATGTGCAATAGGTGCGGCAATAAGGATCATATCGTAATGGCCACTAAGGTGGCCGGGCTGGAGCCTGAACTGGTGCGTATAGCTAAACTGATCAGGAGCGGAAAGCTTAAGCCTGGCGATATCGATAAGCAGATGACGCGGAAGGTTGCGGAACAGCTGATGAAAGCGGCTTATACAGGCTATGGCAAAAGCTTTAACGAGCACCTAAGCAATAAAGACTATGAGGCGCTCAAGCAGATCGAAAGCAATGTTTATGTTTTTTCAGGCTTTAAAAACTACCAGCAATTAAAAGAAACGAGCCTTTTGCTGAAAGATGAGGATGGCGAGATCAAACCCTTTAAGGACTTTCTAAGCGATGTCAAAGCGGTTGACGCAACCTATAACGAGGTTTATTTGGATGCGGAGTATGATACAGCGATAAGCAGCGCCCAGGCCATTGCCGAGTGGCAACAGATCATGGCGGATATCAAGCAATCACCGAACCTGACCTACAGGACGTCGGGCGGTGATGTTTGCCCGATCTGCGCACCGTTGGACGGATTGACGTTCCCTGCCGACAGCCCGTTTTGGGATATGTATTACATACCCAATCATTTTAGGTGCAGCTGCGACACCGAGCAGAATGACGACGAAGTATCAGACGTAAGCTTGTCCGACCTACCTGAGCTGGCCCCGATGTTCAATAACAATGTCGGAAAAAACGGTGTGATCTTCCCTGATTCACACCCTTACTTTCAGGATGTGCCAAAGGCCGACAGGACAAATATTTTAAAATGTGTGAGTGACGTAACGCCCAAACGTAAATATAAAGGAGACGAGTAATGGCAAAAGGCCTGGATTATGTAATCAACCTGCTTGATGGCAGCTCAAGCGGCGTAGATAAGGCGAAATCTAAGATCGGCCAGGTTGACAGCGCCATAGCGGGCGCTGAAAGCCGGTCGCGCAGTCTCGGGAAACTGATCGGGACGCTTGGCGGCGTGATCGCCGGTGTGTTTGCTGTGGAAAAGATTATCGGTTTCGGCAAGGAAAGCCTGGAGGTAGCCAGATCTGTACGTATGGCTTCGGCGCAGGTTGCCCAGGGTATAGAAACGACTGGCGGTGCTGCCGGGCGTACGCTGGCAGAATTACAGGAACAGGCGGAAAAACTGCAAGGCACCACGCTATTCTCAAAATCGGATATCATGATGGCCCAGGCGCAGATGCTTACGTTTACGAATTTGAAGGGCGTGATATTTGACCAGGCTATACCCGCCGTGATGGGCCTGGCTACCAGGATGGGTGGTAACGGGCCGGCCGACCTGAAGGGCGCGCTGCTGCAAGTTAGCAAGGCTATGCAAGACCCGGAGCGGAACCTGGCGCGGTTACAAAGGTCAGGCGTGGACTTTACTGCTGCACAGGCCGAATTGATAAAAGGCCTTGTACAGCATGGACACCTTGCGCAAGCGCAGAAGATGATCCTGGCGGAACTGAATAAAGAATTCGGCGGCTCGGCAGAGGCAGCACGTAAAGCAGCGGGGCCACAGGCCGACCTGAAGGAGGCATATGAGAAATTACAGGAGGCCATAGGGCCGCTGATCCAAACAGCTATTACGCCGCTGGTAACCTGGTTAACAAAAGGAGTAGTAGCGCTTACAAATATGGTTAGGCATTTTGGCGACGTTACCGATGCGTTTAAAAATGGGTACGAATGGATCAAAAGGAACGCAGACATTTTTAAAGACCTGGCTATCGGGATAGGCTTGTCGACAGCAGCGTTTTTAATAGCCAACCCTACAGTTATAGCCTACGGCGTTTCTCTTGCGGCAGACGCAGTTATTGGCGGTACGCTTGCTGTTGTCACAGGTGCCCTGACTGCTGCGCAATGGCTGCTTAACGCGGCGCTGACGGCTAACCCGATCGGACTGGTGGTCGTAGCCGTTGGGGCCTTGATCGGCGGCCTGATCTATGCCTATCAGCATTCGGAAAAGTTCAGGGCTATATTGTCCGGAATAGGAACTGTCGCCGGTGTGCTGATCGACATATTCGTCGGGCTTGGTAAGGCTATCATAGGTGCATTTACTTTTAATCCGCAGCTTATCAAAGAGGGCTTTGCGCAGAGCGCCAAAGCTATTGTTGAAATAAAGGATAAGGGCTTTAGCGGAATATTCAATAAAGGATACGACTCGTCGATAAAAGCAAGTGAGATCGCTGATAGAAAAGAGCGGATAAAACAGGCCGCCGGCCATATAGGTGCGCCTGGGGAGCAGCATGCGAAAGTTGGGACGGCAAAACCAGGCAAACAGGCGGCCATGCCAAAAGGTGCTGGAACATCGGGAACAAAAGGAGGAGAGTCTACAGCTGCTGGCCGGTCGGTGAAAAACATCACCATCACCTTTCAGAGCATGATCAAGGATTTTCACCAAACGGTAAATAACCTGAAGGGCCATGACGGCATAGAGCTTAAACGAATTGTGAGTGAGTTACTATCCGGTGCAGCAGCTGACGCTGAAATAATGATCGGGGAATGATAAAGAGCAAGCATAGCCACGAATTCGATAAGCTGCTTACCGCTTATAAGAACGCGCGGCCAGCGCTGATGGGCCGGGCGGCTACGATGGCTGTGACATTCTTTAAAGAGAACTTCAGGCGGCAGGGTTTTTTGGATAGATCGTTAGAGCAATGGGATAAACGCGTTCCGGGATCGCCAAGCCATAAGCCGTTAGAGATTAACCGGGGCGTTCTGAGGCGCGGTGTAATGAAAAAAAGGGTAACGCCTACCCAGGCCGTCGTTGGTGTCGATCCATCCATTAAATATGCCGAGATACAGAATAACGGCGGGATGATACCGGTAACCAACAAAATGAGGCGTTTCTTTTGGGCAATGTATTATAAGAACGGGGGCAGCAAGGTTCAGGGCAAGAGCGCCCGTGCGACAAAGCTTAACGAAGCCGCGCAGTTTTGGATGAACCTGGCCTTAACCAAAAAAACGCATATCGAGATAAAAGCCAGGCCGTTCATTGATGACAGCTGGACGCTCGAGCAGGAGATATTTGAAATGTTTGATCAGGAAATTTATAAAATAGTAAACCCAGGATGAGCGTAAAAGGAACCATATTCAGACAACTGGCGGCGCACCTGATGGAGACGCTGCAATTCGACCAGGTGATTAC